ATATTCAAATCAGTATCACGTATCTGATTTAAATATTCCCTTCCTGTCATCGGCTATTATCTCCCTGTTCCTTTAATTTATCGGTCCATTCTTTCCATGTATATATCGGCATCCCTTTAGCTATTGCAAATGACCATTCCCCAATACATCCTTTAGATGTTTCCCATTCACCACATAATACTAATGCATCACATTTATTTAACATGTCTAAACATATTTTTAAGCCTTTTGAATACTGTGTATCAAAGTACAGCATGCTGAAATTATGAAGAGGTGATAGATATGTGTTGTTCTTATCTAGCATTACTAAGTTTTCCATAATTGTATCAATGGAATACTTATTAGCTTTATCTCCACCAAATGGATGCGCTACATAAATTAATTGGTTTTTAATCATTCTCTTTCCCTTCTTGTACTAGATTATTGATGTGAAATGTTTCACCGTCAACCGCATCAGCTTCCAGTTCTTCTTCCCATAGTTTCCCCTGCGCTCTTGCACCTCTTACAAACATTTCTATTTCTTCTACCAATGGAATTAATTTATCTTGTGTTTCCTCTTCTACTTGAAGCCATGAAGTGCTAATTGTACATTCATCACCTTTTTTGTTAGTAATTAAAAGCACATATTTTACTTCTGTAATAACTCTATGCATTTCTTTATGCCATTTAAAGCTAATGGATTTAATCTTCATCCACTCTTCTTCAAATAGCTTAAATACTTTAAACACTTCAAATACTAATGCTCTTGCATTTACATATGGTTCTAATATCTCTGGTCTGAAATCGTCCTCCGTGCTTAATTGATATGTTTCAGTAATACCAGCATTATTTGCTTTCTCATACTTTACTTTCTTTTTATCCCCAAACCCAATGCTTAGTATCCTCATTTTTGTTTTCCTTTCTTGTAGTTTTCTTTTCGTTGCTCAAATCGTTGCTTATCTTCGCATATCCAATCACCACAAAGTACTCTATTTTGTTTGTTGGTATAAAATTTTTTCCCGCACTTTACACAGTATCTTGTGTATTTAAATTCTTTCTCTAGTCGTTCAAGGCGCTCTAGCTCTATTTGTTCCTTTGTCTTCCTAGGCTCTACTGGTTTGCCTGCTCTACAGTTTGGGCACCATGTGCTATGACTATCTGGTGTAAATAACCTATCACATCTATGACACTTTCTTTGCATTTCTTATCCCCCTAGCTATTTATGTGTTCTTCACATACTTTCAATATGTCCTTAACTAAATTAATTGGAATATTTGACCTGGTATTATATCTATTCCCTCCATTGTTGTAATTTTTTAATCCTATCTTTCCTTTTACTCTGTTACTCCTTAGCTTTAAATCTATATTGCTCCCAAATTTTGTTGGCTTTTGTACTTTGTATCCGTAATTGTTATAGTATGTAAGATTTTCATATGGAATATGGAACCCTATTACATTTGCAATATATTCCCATATTCTTCCATATGCAGGATTTTCTATAACAAATATCTTTGGTTTATAGTGATCAATGATTTTTAATGTGTTATATATGCACATTTCACCATTTATCCTTGTCAAAAATGATTTATCATATTTAAATTGGTACTTCTGATAATCAGCTTTATTTCTAATGGTAAATTTACTGCTTTCTTCATATCCACCAAATAATGATGTTGTTATGCTTTGCTCTTGCTTCCAGCATGCGTTGCCACCTTTCATTGCACTAGCAACGCTCCAACTTTCACATGGTGGACTAGCTAAAATTACATCTGGTGGCTCTAATTTGTCTAATACATCCCATAAGGCCATTGGCTGATGTAATGTATTGACTGCTAAATCTTGATTAATACATGCATCCCCAATCCCTATAGAGATTATCTTATGTTGCCCCCCCCTCATTCATATTAAATTCATTTATTGCCTGCTTATAGCATCCGTTTCCGTCATCGAACAGGCCCCATATATTCATTTTCTAATCCCTCAATCTCTTACAGTACAGCTATATCCTTTTAGCTTTCTCATTCTGTGTCTAATGGTTCTTACATTATCTCTAATGTATTTACACGCATCATTCTGTATGTTCTTTTGCTCGTTGTATTTATCTAACTGCACTCTCCATTGAATGTAGCTTTCACATTTACTGTGGCACCCTACTTCTCTAAATTGGCACTCCCTGCATGGTGGTTTCATAATAACTCCTTGCCCATTGATTAAATACTTTGTTCCCCTTTAATGTATCTCTTCGTATTCTTGCTTTTATCAATGCATCAGATGATACAAATACATAACCCCAATGTGGGATGAACACTTTTCTAACTTCCTTTGACCGTCCTTTTACAATATGATCATGTGCTTTCATTAGGTTTCTAAATCTATCATTCATGCTCATATCCCTCTAATCTATTGCCTATTACTTTTACTTTCCCATTTTTCAATACAAATGCTAAGTCAAAATCTAATACCACATCATCTAGTTGTGTCTCCTGCTGGTTGATTGTCTTGCATCTCCATTGATATTTATCAACGCTATAATATACTTCCCCTACCATTGGTGTATCTTGTAGTGATATACAATCAAACTCTATATGGTCCTTTTCATATATTCTTTTCCCTAGCGTGTCTTTTGCTTCGCTTCCTCTGCATAGTGTTCCGTCCTCAATCGGTACCCATGCATATGTATCATTTTCTACTGCTAATAGTCTTATTTGTGAATAGCTTTGTTTTATTTCATCACTGCTTACCCATTCTGACCTGTTCACGTTCTTTCGTAGGCCTTTATATACTAATGGCTTCATGCTACCTCCTCACACACTGCATTGATGCCCAGTTTCTTTAATAACTCGTGTATCATCAATCTTCCCTTTTGTGTCCAACGTGTAGATGCTTTGCACTCCAATCTTCCGTCTGTAGTCATATATGTGTGTGTCTTAGTCTTTGTATATCCCTTACGCATTAAATCGCTATACAAAATCCATTGTCCATTTACGCTACGTTGAATATGTGCATCATGAAGTATCTTGTTTAATGCTTTAGCACTAAGACCATAATCCGCAGCAATCTGCGTTACAGTCATTGCATTTGTAGAACTTAATATTTTATCTACGTAATCTACCTTTGGTTCATACTCCGCAATCTGTTGTTTCTGTTGCTCAATGATTGCCTTTGATTGGTTATGTGCTTCTACTTCATCTGCATACAATCTCAATGCTTCTGGTAATGTCTTTGGAATATGTAGATCATAGCTACCTGTTTTTCTAATTTGTGGAAGTACTTCGCTAGTTACCCAGCGTTTAAATTTCTTCGCACTTGGCATCTTTGATTTCAATATCAAGGAATATAGTCCAGACTCATTAATTAAATATGTTTCCCTCTTTTGGCCTGTGTCGGCAATTTGCCAACGCAGCTTATCTTCTTCATCAATATGTTTTCTGATTGCATCTGCAGTATCTTTATATCCAAGTGCAGTTGCTACGCTCTTGGCCACAAAGTACACTTCATTTTCAATAATGATAGTTCTTAGTTCCCCAAACTCATTACTGTTAAATAGTGTTGTTACATGGTTCATAACTTCGCCCCCTAGTTTTAGGTAAGGGCGGATATACCGCCCACCTATTTTATTTGCTTACCGCATTAAGTCTTGCTGTTAATTCTGCAATTTGTGCTTTCATAGCTTCAATTTCTCCGTCACGTTTTGCTTGTGGTTCATATTCACTATGTTTACCAAATTTGAAAGATGCACTTACGTTGTACATGTTTTCACTACCAAATGTACCTGCAATGCCAAGTAACACTTTTTCATTTGGTCTGTAGTAAGCACCTAATGCCACCGCATTGGCATTTTTATAATGGCCATATGCTACAGATGTGCTAAATTTATCATCTTTGTTAAATTCCATTGGATGTAGTCCAGCTAATGCAGCTGCACTTGCACCCACTTTATTAATCCGTCCGTCCAATTGCTTAATGTCTGCTTTTAAATTTGTTAATGTATTGCTTGCTTGATGTTCTAGCTTATCAATACGTTCTTCATGATTTTTCAATACACGATCATTAGCCTTGATAGCATTTTTATTATTTGCAATGTCCGCATCATGTTGTGCAATACGTTGTGTGTTATTTTTAATTGCATCCTTATGATTTGCTAGTGTGTTATGTACTGCAGTATTGAATTGTTGTTGTGCATCTAGTGCTTTATCAATATCTTCACCCATTGTATTAATGGCATCATATGCAGCATGTAGCTGTGAACCATTTACTGCATCAGTAGAAGATGCATCCACTCTGCCTGCTGCAACATTCTGTACTTGGCGAACATAGTTTTTTACTCCGCCAAAGCCTGCACGTTGTTTACTGCCTACGCTTACTACTGATGTTGCATCTGTACCAGCAAATACATATGTTGTATTGTTTACCATTGCTTGTAGTTGATTTACCGCATCATCAGTTACACTGTTTGTTCCTAGTGCAACGCTATTTGGCTTGTCCGCCACAAGGTTATTGCCAATGCCTACCGCATCAATTGAAGTTACTTCTGCATGAGTGCCTAGCGCCATTGCTCCTTGGCCCCCTACTTTGCTATTTGCACCAATCACTGTTTGCTCTTGGCTGTTATCTACGCTTGTATTGTTATATCCAATGAATGTGCTTTGACCTGCGTTGATAGTGCCATTATTTGCACCAATGATTACATTGTTATCACCTACTACATTGTTATTTCTGCCTAGTACAATTGTGCTTGTGCCACTTACTGTTGTATTAACTCCAAGTGCTGCACTGTTATAACCTGTTACTGTTGGTTGTGTTGTATTTGGTTCTGTAGGTCCTACAACTAGATCACTTGCATATGCACCATTAACTACTGCGCTTAATACCATTACTGCTAACATTACTTTTTTCATTGTTTTCTACCTCGTTTTGTTTTAATTCCTAATTGTTTACAAATATTTCTAATTAAGCTTTGACTTACTTCTAATTCTTCTGCTATTTGCCTTTGGCTTAGTCCTCTATTAATCAATGGTTGTAACGTATCTGCATTTATTTGTTCCTTTAATCCCAATACTTTTAATGCATTTCGCTTATCCATTGCACCGTATACTACCGCACCTAGTGCCAGCCAATTTATGCAATTCATCGGAACCCCTGCCATGCTTGTGCTTTGCATATTGTTCCCTCCTAGAATGGAATAGGTTCATCATCATCTACAAACCCATTTTCAAAATTTGATGTGCTTTCATTTTCTTTCAATCCATATGTAAGGACTTTGGCCACAATCTCTGTAATGTATCTTTTCCCTCCGTCTTTTTCATATGATCTAGTTCTTAGTTCACCATTTACTGATACAAAATCACCTTTCTTTAATCCACTGTATTTTTCCGCATCAACCCAGCATACAATGTTGTGATATTGTGTACTCTGTTGCTCATTCACATATTTATTTGTTGCCATTCTAAATGTAAGTACTGGCTTTCCTGTTTTTGTGTATCGTAGTTCTGCATCTGCTACTACGTTACCGCTCAAAAATACTTCATTTACGTTTATCATTTATTTCTTCCTCCCATTTCTCACATTCTTTACTAATTACGCATAACGACATTATTGCTACTCCTAGCATTGCCCCTATCACAATGCCTATTCCTAGTAGTTCCATGTTTTACCTCCTCAATTCTTATTAATCTGTAAAATCTGTAAGGATAACCTTCATCTGATACAGCTTCAACTACACTGTCTGTTTCCACGTAATAGCCTTTTGGCGGTTGGATGTAATCTCTCCATTCGCTCGGCTTCAATATTTCTGTTTTTACTTTTGGCTTTTCTAAATTTTTACTACTATTCCACCTGCGCTTAAATGCATCTTCTTTATCTGAATAGCAAGCACTCCTTTTTTCTTTCACAAAGTAGCTTGCTAATCTTACTGCATCTTCTGCTCTTCCTTGATACAACATCAACTTATGCATGCCATGTGGCCAAAGCTCATTTAATTCTTCTGAATATAGTTCTGCATTATTGATGATTATGTGGAAATGTATTCTTGTTTTCCCCTCCGCTATGTAAATATATTTCAATTCTTTATCCAGTTTTTTATATCTACGTTTAAGCCGTCTTATAAAATTCTGAATATCTTTCTTTGCATCTTCCCATGTTGCAGGCTGTTCTTTGTAAGTTAATGTGATATAACAATCATTTGTAGTG